AGTTTGACATGACCTATAGTAGGAGGATTCATTCTACCATAAGTTGCGATTGCTGTCTTTTCTTGCTTTGTTTCTACTAAAAAATTTTTATAAATCTTCATAGAATTATTTATTCAAATGAAGATGGCACTTCTATTATTTGTTTATCAGTATCCACGTAATATTCTATTCCTTCATGAACAAATATTGTGTGCGTTGATCTAAATGCTTCTTCTTTCACTTTAGATTTATCTTTTTTGCCTTTTTTAACAGTCTGTAATATCTTTTGATATACAACTTTATCTCCCATAATGAGAGCAAGCAATTTATCAAAAATCCTTATAATCATGATTCTTTGTTTTGGAGTTGGTTTTTTCTCGTCTTCCAAATCTTTCATTGTTTTAAGAAACAATGCATATTCTTCCTTCTTAATTAAACCTTCTCTTGCTAATCTTTTCAATCGTGCATCAACATCCTCTGTCAATGCTATCTTCATATAAGATTCGCCTAATTTGTCTAAAAGACCCTGTTCTGCTACTTCCATTATGCTCTACTCCCAAATGTTTTTGGTGCTAAGAAATTTTGTCTAGAAAACTCTAGTCTATCTACTAATTTTACTGCTCCATCATCTAATGTGACTGCAACAAATCCTTCTGGATTTGTAATTTCAAAACCTTTATCGGTTTGTATAAATGTTTTTGTCATGGGCTGTATATCTTGTAATTTTTTAATTATTATCATTTTAGCGGCTATAAGAACATTTTGCATTTGAAACATATTTTTCAAAGCATGTTTGTTCTCAGTAAAAAATTTTAAAATGACTTCATTTTTTTTACGCCTATTTTCTTTACCTTTTACCGACTTTAATTTATCAACCTCTTTATCTAATTTATTTTGTAAATATCTAATCAAACCAATAACATGACTATTAACATTTCCAATGGGCATACCTTGTCTTATTTTAAAATTAGCAAATGCTTTAATCTGTGTATTTAAGTATTTATCATCTTTTATACCATCTAACAGTTTTTTATTAAGAGTTCTAAATAACCTACCTGCCATCGAAAGCACATTAAAATATTTTTCAGTTTCTTCTTGAGTAAAAGATGCTATTCCGTCCATTTTTTCATATTCAGCATCTTTAAACCATACATCTGATGTTTGTGTAAAGTTATCAACATTTACATCAAATGTAGCATTCATCTGATTTACTACTTCACCTTCATATTTTGTATGCCAGACAATACCTAAATTTGAACTGTTTATCTTTTTTCCTAATTCACTTCTTAATTTAATCGCATATGTTATAGTATTTGGTGTAAAAACAATGTGTGATTCACCATCTATATTCTGTAACGTTTTAGGTTTTGTACGACTGAATAATAAATCTCCTTGATAAACACCGTCCATTCCAATGTCTTTAAGATATTTTAGAGAATCTTTTAATATATCTAATAAGCCACCTTCATGATTATTTTCAATATCTTCATCTGAAAAATTTAATTTGGGTTCTTTTGCAAAAGCTCCGTGCTTAGTTGCTACAAAAAATTTATCAGTTTCGGGATCTGTTCCTGCTACAATTGCTGGAGCCCCATCCCATTTGGTTGTTATTTTAATTTTTTTAGAAGAAGAACCCTTTAAAGTTGATCCCAATGAACTTAAATATGTGATCGCCTTTTTCACACCTTCAAAGCCGCTATTTAAAACTTCATCTTCTATATGCTCAAGGTGCTTGTTAGCACCTTGAGATTCTAGTAAAAAATCTTTAAAATCGAGCATTTTCCTCTAAGTACTTTAATATAAACATAAATAGTCATTAACTATTTATTATATTATCTAACTGAGGATTGCTTAAAAGGAATGAATTCTTTGAAGAATAGTCCACTGATTTGCTCCTGCATTATGTGCAAATTCAGTATTACAAATCTTTAGAAATTTGGGGTTGGAATAAAGAAGTTTTGATAACTCTAGTTTTGTTTGTTTAGAATGCATAACATTTATCATTACACAAATCCACTCGGGTTTTCCGTAATACTCTTTATAAGAGCGCCTTAACCCTCCAAAACTATCTGCATCAATTCGTAAAAATGCATGAAGAAGCAAATCATGATCAAAAACATCTGACACAACTTTAGCTACGGGTTTTGTTACTTCTGGATCAACGATTGTTTCTGTCATTTCAACATGTACTTTTTGTTCAGTACATCCTTCAAGACATTCACCCGTTTTAGTATCTTGAGGACATCCACTTGGATTAAGACACTCTTGAACATTTTTTACGCCTTCTGTAACAACTGTTTTACTATCCCATTCTGGCTTTATCTTGACGACAGCTTCCTGAATCTGAATCTTGGGTTTTTCTGCTTTGGTAAAAACGTAGGGTTTTAATTTTACTTCTTCATTTTCTTGACTAACAACGATCATTTTTTTGCCACCAATAGTCAAAATGGTACCATACTGTAATCCTACAGCCAATGAACTTGAAGACATTGATACTACGAGCATCAACATTATCATCATAAATTTATACATATCACCTCATTTATTTGAGATTAACAAAAAGAGCATATATAGCTCCACCATTACACTACTATTATCTCAAATTTGGAGAATAGTGTCAAGACAATTAATAGGAAAATTCCGAAAAATCTTTCTTTTTCTTCTTTTTTCTATTGTTTATTTCAACATCAAATACTGGAGGATCATCATCTTTTTTAGTCCAAGATCCCTTCTTTTTCTTTGTTGCAGACCTTGTAACAAGATCACTTTGAGCAGATTCTTCAAGATCATATAATTTCATTTTTGCTCTATCAATTCCAATTACAAACCTCTTATTTTTACCAGGATCACTATAACGATTTTTCAATTGTTTAATTAAAATCTGATCAAGTTCTTCCAATTCTTCTGTACTAATCAAAGCAAACATAAAATCTGCGGTTGCTGGTAATCCAAACGATTCAGAAGTATCTTCAAGACCAAAATCTGTATCTGTAAATCCTGATCTAGTTGTTTGTGTAGCAGAACAGATAGGAAGATTATTTTCAACTGCAAGACCACGAACTTCTTCTGCAATCGATTTAACATAATTATACGAATTTACAGTATTACCATATTTCAATCTAGATGAAGACATGATATTTAAATAATCTACAAATATAATATCAGGAATAAATTTTCTTTTTAATTTTAATTCATTCAATAAATTTCTAAAGTGATTTACATTTGCAGAAGCAGGCGGATATTCTTTAACAATCAATCTACCCGATGTCAATTTTTTAACTTTTTTTATTTTTCTATCAAACATATCTTTAGGTATATCGTGTAAATCATCTATCGTAATATTCATTAAATTTGCATCAATTCTTTCTGCAATTTTTTCTTCAGCCATTTCAAGAGTAATATATAAAACATTTAAACCTTGAGATATTGAAGCGGCCGCATGATGACACATGAATAACGATTTTCCTACACCTACACCAGCAAGTGTAATATTCAAAGTTTTTTTAGATAAACCCCCTTTAGTGATTTTATTGAAATAATCTAAATCAAAAGCTACTTTTTCTTCAACCCTATGATAACTTTCAAATCGTTCATCTGAGTCTTCAATATAGTCATGGCCAATATTAGGATCAAAACAAACCGCAAGAGCATCAGATAAAATTTCTGGTATAGCTCCTTTGTCTTTTTCTGTTTCTTTTTGATTATCGATAATACCAATTGATTCAAGTACTGCATTATAGATTGCTTTGTCTTGACAAAATTTTTCAGTAGTTTCAAGTAACCAGTCGGTTTCTGTATCTTCTTTACTGGTAAAATATTCTGTAACTTTTTTAGAAACACCATCGAACTGATCTTCAGAAAGTTTTGCATTATTTCCGACTTCTATTATTAGTGCTTCTTTGGTGGGAAGAACATTAAATTTATTTACATAATTTTCTATTTCTTCAAAAAGAAATTTATCATTATGATCTGAAAAATATTCTGTTTTTAGATATGGTAGAGATTTCCTGGTATATTCATCATTGAATATCAGGTTCTTCAATATTGTGTCCTCGATCCTCATCATTTTCATGTGTCTTTAAATCTATATTTTCTTGAATTACTTCTATTAAAATATCGCCTATTAATTTTTCAAATTCTATACCTTCAGTATCAGTATATTTTTTTCCTCTAATTTCTTCAGGTATTTCTAGTATATCATATTCAAATCGATATTTCAACTCTTCGGCATCTTTTTCTGGGTCTATTAATCCGAATCGATTATACTTATAAATTACATCTGTAAATTTTCCTTCAGTAATACAAAAAGCAAATTGATCATCCTCTTCATTCTGAGGATTTTTCACCATTTTGTACCACTTCTTCATTGTCTTTTGTTGTTCCATATAGAAATTTCTCCTGACAATATTTGTCGATTTTTAACATTATTTCTTCAGTAAAATGTTTTTCAGGATCTTGCATAATCGCCTTACCGAATAATTTTGTGCCATCTGGAAGCTCAAATCTCGTTGACACTTTAGTAAAAATACCAGCTTCTTCAGCAAGTTCTAACATACCATGCCAACGATCTAATCCTTTATTATAAGTCACTAATGCATCAACCATTCTATTTTCTACTGTTAGTCTAGATTTATGATTTTTACAATGAATGATATTACCTATTACTTCAGTACCCTCTTTTTCTTTTCTTTTTGAAAGAAACACAATATTGCTTGAAGCATAATAAAGACCAGTACCACCACCCATAATTTGTTGAGGAAACATCACACCAATTTGGCTATATGTATGATTTGTAATTAATACAGGAACTTTTGCTTTACTTGCTTTAAGTGTTAATACTCTAAATGTTCCTTTTACAAGTGCGGCTCTTGTCATATCTTTTGTCTCTTTACCTTCAGCAATATCGCCCACCTCTTTTGAAGTAGATAACATACCAAGACTATCAAGACATATCATCAAAGGCACTCTGTCTTCACTAGCAAGATGTTTATCAAGAACCTTTGTAACTTGATACGCAAACTCTTGGATTGTAGCAACTGGTAACATAACCATACGAGAAGTGTCTATTTCTCGTTGCTCAATCATCTGTTTAGTTATAGCAGATTCAGACTCAAAGTAAAGAACGCCACCAGTAGGATTGTCTTCCAAAAATTGTTTGACAATACCGAGTACAAAGAATGTCTTCCCAGTTGCACTTTCTCCAGCGAATGCTGTAATTTTGTTTGAGGCCAAACCTCCATATATAGAACCACTAAGTAAAGCATTAAAAGCATAACTGCCAGTATCAATGAAAGATTCGACATCACCTGCTTCAACACCATCAGAAACCAATCCAGCATATTCATTACCCGCCTCCTTAATTATTTCTTTCAAAAAATTCATTATAGCTCCTTAAATAAAAAAATCTTCAAGCGTACTTCTTTTTTCAGGTTCCCACCCAACACAGTTTAATATAGTTTTTAGTGGTTCTAAAAAAGACTTTTCAAATTGCATATTATAGTTTATATATTGATGTAATCCAAATTCTGAAGGCAATACTGTTCCCATACTAATTACAGTATCCCCTGCAGGATTTGGTTCTTTGAGATAAGAAAATTTAATCTTTTCCCCCTCCTGAATGATTTGATATTTCTTTGTAAGTTTATGTTCTTTTAATAACTTATTGTGTATAATCGTTCCCTTTACGTGTATAGGAGTACCTTTCTTATATAATAGCACACTATCACTATATTTGTCAATTCCTTTAACCGATCTTGGAAATGCAATATCTTCTGGAGGAAGTGTTTGAAACGATTCTTTAAATTCTTCAATAAATTTCTGCATTTGATCTTCAGATCCATTCATGAGAATATCGAAAGACTGTTTTAATTTGTCTCTACAAACTGCTGGAGTTGAGGATTTAACTGATTCTAAACCCATTACTTTTAATCTGGGTTTAGCATATTGCACTCCCTCACTATTATGAACATTCATAATATAATGCTTCTTACCAGTCCAAACTGCTTTGTCTGCAAGAACTTCTCTAGACATGTTCATTTTTTGTTCAAACGCATTCATATATACATGCAGTCTATTAAATGAATCATTTATACAATCTTGTATTTTTGTTTCACATACTTTATCTAAAAATTTAATAATTTTTTCTTTATCGCTTGTATCAGTAAAAACAGATTTAACTAAATTATCTAGACAAATATAAATCGAATCAGTATCAGCGGCTATAATATAGTCTTTATCTTCTGTCTTTAGAAGTTTGTTCAAATAATGATTAACATCATTTTGAACCCATCTAATTGAAAGTTGACCGCCAGTTGTGATAGCCGTTGCTTGTCTTTCGTCATAAAATCTAAAATATTGATTGCCCAAAGCACCATAAGCAGAATTGAGTTGAATCTTTCTCGCCATCTGCATATTATTCAATCTTGAAACTTCTTTTATTAAACGAAACTTTTCTTTTTCGTCTTTTTCATTTTCAAGTACTTGTCTTGTTTTGAGCATATCATTTTTAAATTTCTTTCTTTCAGCATACATTCTCTCCATCATTTCTGGTAAAAATCCTTGATGTTCATTTGTAAAATGAAATCCATTAGCTCCTAGACATATATCTTCAGTTTTAGCATAATCAGTACTAATTTCTTGATTTAAAAGTTTTTCAACTGATAATGATTTTTGAGGAAAATCTGCAAGTAATGTTTCTGGAGAAATATTGTATTGCATGATTAAATGTGGATATAGACTATCTAAATCAAAACTAGCAACCCACTCATACATTCCTGGAGTGGGTTCTTTCACATAAGCGCCTATATAGGGTCTATCTTTTATTGAATCTTTTTTAGGAGGAAGTTGTACACCTTTATTTCTTAATTCATTATAAATCAAAGTGTCCCACATTCTAACTTGCGTATAAACATCTGTATAATTCACTTTAGCATCATACGCTAATACAGTAGCCATTTCAATTAGTTTCATTTTATCTTCTAATCGATTCACAAGTTCCACATCTTTTATATTATATTCTATAAATTTCTGATAGTCTTCTTTCCAAAGATTATGTAATGAACCATATTCGGAATAATCCATTTTTCGTTCATTTAATTCAACATGAGCAATATGATCTAATCTATATGATTCTTGATTTTTATAAGTAAATTTTCGATATAGATCCAAATAATCAAGAGTACCAACACCCATAAGTTCATATGCTTGTTGTTGTTTTGCACCCCCAAATCCCATTACAGTTCTCTCACTCACAAACTGCCAAGGCGATAAATCATAATAAAATGGTTCATCAAATAATAAATTCATTCTATTCACAAGATATGGTATATCAAAAAACTTAATATTCCAACCAGTAACAATGTCTATATCTTGTTTAGACCAGAATGAAATAAATTCTTGAAGTAAATGTAATTCATTTTCACATTCAAAATATTTAACATTATTTCTATGGATTTTATATTCACCACAACCAAAAACATAATATGTTCCTTTAAGAGAAACAGTAATTGCAGTAACAGGTTCTGGCGCAGTTTCGGGGTTAGGAAATCCATTTTCTGAACCAGTTTCAATATCAATATTTGCAATTATTATTTTGCTTAAATCATATACAATTTGATCAGGAAAATTATCTGTAATAAAAGTATAATGATAATTGGTATTTCCATAAATTTGAAAATTATCAATACCTTCATATTTTTTTATAAAATCTCTAGTTTCTCTAATATTGCCACATTCAACAGGAGCAAGATAGTTTCCTTCAAGAGTTTTATATTCTGTAGGTTTTGGTGAATTAATGAATAAGGTTGGATTATAATCTAATTTTTTTTTGAAGTGATTGCCGTTAGAATCTATTCCTCTGTAATAGATTTTACCGCCCCAATTTTGAACATTTGTATAAAAAGTCATTTAGTAAATTTATTTTTCCAAGATTTATCGTAATTACTCCTCAAGTTATCTAAATTATTATAACACAATAGGATGTGTTTGTCAATCCATGTTTTTTTATGAGCAAATACATGAAGACCAAATAATAGTTGTAAATAACATTTCCAGAAAAATGCTTTTAAGGCTTCCATGGCAAATACTTGCCCTTTGTGTTTTTATTAATTATTATAGAACTTTTGCGACCTGTTCCATCAGCTTTATAAGAACAATGAACCCAACCACTATTGGGATCACCTTTTGGATCAAAATATTCTAAAATAAGCTGATCATAATCAAGATTATTATAAACCCATTTTGCTAAATCATGATTAGACACACCATTAATTTCAAAATCCGCGGCCTCCCCTTTTGCATGTTGAGATTTTGCGGAACTTCCTACTGCTAAACACAATTCAACTGATCTGTATCCAGAATTAATTCTTACTACTTTTCCAAAATGATCTCTTACGGGTTGCAAAATATTATTACAAACATTTGTCAAATTTATTGCTTCTTCTAAACCAGGGGTGTTGTCTATGTTTTTTCTAATGGCTGTATCTGAAAA